GGTGTTGTACTTGGTGGTGCTACTGGTGTAGGTGCTTGTGTTGAAATGATTGGCACAGACCCTTATGTTGCGGCCACTTGTGCAGTAATTGGTGCTTTTATTGGTGCCGAGATAATGCACAATAGTGATTATGATTTACACCAAGCAGTATTTGTTGACCATTTAAATAATGGTCCTAGTAGTGCAAGTTATACTAATTGGTATAGTACAAAATCTGGAAATAATGGAACGATTAAAATTAATAGAAGTTATGTACAAGGTCCATTAATTTGTAAAGAATATGAAAGTAATTGGAATATAAAATCAAATTGGCCAGTTGTTGGTATTGGGAATCAATATATTGATACTAGATTTGGAACGGTATGTCAAATGCCAGATGGTCGTTGGGTGGAGAAAAGATGAAACAGATTTGGTTTCTTATAATTTTTGTAATGTTATTAACATTATTAGCCGTAACTGCTAGTTTAGCTAATACTGAAAGCTCCTTTGTTATGAATAAAGTTGAACCAGAAGATGGCGAAGTAATGTTAATAAAATCGGCACCTGTTGATGATATTTTTGTAAATGATATAAATGAAAAGGTGCAGAAGAAATTAAAACTAATATCAGAAAATGAGAAAAAAGGAATTTTAAAATCGCAGATATTAGAACGATTTGAAAGAGACGGACAATGGTGTTTCATTAAAATTATTATCAGACAAACTCCAGAAGGAGATATAGTTAAGGAAGAGATTATGGAGTGTGCCGATACGGAACATGGAAGAACTGATAAAGAAAGAATTGCTGAATTGGAGAAACTAATTGAATTAGAAAAGGCAAAGAAACCTGGTTATTGGGAATTATTTGCTGCTTTTTACTATAAAGATTTAAATGCTCCAGAATATTGTAGGTTGTATTCTCAACCTTCACACGCTTTCAAATCCTTCGGAAGAGCGTGTTTAACGATTGAAGGAAATTGGGAGAAAAGATGATGATAAAAAATGTCATAATTCTTGGACTCCTTGCTATGATTGTTGCTGGTATGTCTTTTGGAGAGGCTGCTGTCTATATAGAAAATAGTCAGGTTATTGACAAGATTAGCGAATTATTATATAATGTAATAAGGAGTGTGAAAGAAAATGTATAAAAGCATAGTAAACATAGTAGGTGTGATTCTAGTTGGATTATTACTTACAAATTGCTCTTCAAGTACTTACAAAATTAAGCAGGAGAGTAATAAGATAGTTACCAAAGTGCCTATATGGTATATGGGTAATTTTGATGTTAAGAAACATTGTGATATATCAATGTGGGCGAATAAGCCAATCATCAAAAACGAAGATGACGACAAAGTTTGTATCTTCGGAGTTGGTACTAGTGTATCTCCAAGTTTAGAACTTGCAATAGAGAAAGCAAAACTGATTGCAAAGGCTGAAATGGCGGATATAATTGCAGGTGAAATGAATAAGAAATCTAAAATATTTGTTACCGAAATCGGAAAAACAAATGTTAAAACGGTAGTTACAGAAGTTGAAACTGCTTTAGTTAATATTATAGCAAATACACCTGTTAGAGGATATGAAATCTTTGCTCAGGAAGTAACCAGAACGAAGAACGGTTATTATAGAGCTTGGATAGGTTTGAGATTACCTCTAGGAGAGTTTAATAAGATGTACGATTACACAATCGCAGAAGTGATTGACGCACATAATCTTAAACTTAAAGCTGCTGAAGCATTTAAAAGTGTAGAAGATTCAGCTAATGCAAAAAAGATAAAGTATGAGCAATAACATAATCGTGTATTCAAAAACGAATTGTGGGTATTGTGTTAAGGCGAAGGCCTTGTTAAAAGGCCTCGGTCTTACCTTTGTTGAGAAGAAGGCGGAAGAATTTGAGTCAGTAGACGCAATGATTAAAGATATTGGTAAGAAAGTTAGGTCTATGCCTCAAATAAAAATAGATGAAGAATTAGTTGGTGGTTATAATCAGTTAATAGAATATTATAACAAACAAGGATTAGTAGATTTTAAAGGTAAAATTAAAAAGAAATAATGTCAGAAGTAAAAGATTTAGATACATTTAAGTATGATGGTTTTTTGAATGGTTTATTAGATGTTGATATTACAGCGTTTGATGAAGTAAAATGGCCGCCGTTAGATAAAGAATTTTTATCTACTAAAGCGTTGAAAGAAATAGAAAAGATAAAATCTCAATTAGAACCAATCTTTAAGACAAAATATAAAAATATTCAACACAATCTTACTGGAATTTATAAAGGTCCTGCAGAAAAAGTACGAGGTAATGTTATAGTATACCTTGATAAATCACACCATACGACAGATAACTATGTTGAAATAACAGCATTAGATAGATGTAGAGTATTTCCTGACCAAGGAGAATATCTATGGTTTAATGATAGTATTAAATTTGTAAAACGCTTTAATAGTGATAAGGTAAATAATATCAGGTTTATATATTTTGATTACAAATTAGATGGTGAACTATTTAAAGATTTTTTAGAAAAAGCTGAAGAAGAGAAACAAGAATTGGAAGAATCTATGAAAGAATCTTTTAGACAGCGTGATGAAAGAAAGAAAACTGAATCAGAAAGATTACAAGACGAGTTGGAACCATTATAATGTCAGATGATAAAGATAAAGATAAGCCAAGTAAAGCTTTTAAAAATGTAGTTTTATTTCCAGAAAATAGAATTAAAAGACCAGTTAGACCAGTATCCCCAGCAGCCACAAAGAAAATGAGAGACTACCAGGCTGCTAAATTTGTAGAGACAGCAACGGATGAGATAGGGTTAGATTTAGTTAGAAGGTTTGTATTAATGGGATTAGATACAAAGCAAGATGTATTTACAAAAGATTTAGCAATGGCTATGGACGCAATTAGAGGTCTTTTATATAGACAATTTAAAATGGTACACCCTATACAGAAAGTTACTGATGGTGCTGTTAAATTAAGAATGAATAAAGCAGGCGTAGTAACTGCTAGAATTGAATATGGTAATATTAGTGATGAAACTTCTGCTCGTACCAAACCAATAACGAAGAATATATCAGACGATTTAAATAATCGTAATAGTGGATATTTTCAATTTACAGAAGATTTTGAATTTAAACCAGAGTTTGATTCAGACGGAAATCCACCATTTCCAGTTGGACCAGATGATGAAGGTCCTGATAAGGACAAATAGAATTTTAATTATGGGAAACCACTTTAGTGCGATTGACCATAATAAAGTAGTTGTAGAACTTAAAACTTAATTTAAAGGAGGTTAAACACTAATGTTTAATTTTTTATTTAATAAAAAAGGAGACGATATAATGGCAAGACCAAAAATATCTAAAACGCAGAAGGTATTAAATCTTTTGTTAAAAGGCGAAAATGTTACTTGGAAGACTTTAAGAAACAGATTTGACTTACTATCACCAAGAGCAATGGTTGATAAATTGAGAGAAAAAGGACATATGATATATGTTAACAGGTCTGTTAACGGAACTTCATATAGAATTGGAACTCCTACCAAAGCGATTATCGCTGCTGGTATAAAAAAACTTTATGGAACAGAATACTCTTACGCAAATAGAGCCTAGTTCCTAAAGGTGAGGAAGGCAGAATTACCTGCTTTAGGAGGCGACCAAAGCTAGCGTGGAGGTCGCCTCACTTTCTCAAATGGAAAAACAATGAGTTATAGTGAAACAAAGCAAGTTAAAGTAGAACAAATATTACCTAAAGATTATGCTGAAAGTTTAGCAAAACATTTAGTTGAAAAAAAATATTTTTTAAAACGAGTAGATGTAAAGAAAGTAGAAAAGGCAGTTGTTGAGTTTGATAACTTTAATGAAATTTGGCACGCTAGGACTAGATAAGGAAATTTATGACTAAAGATGATGAAGAAAATACTTTATTTCCAGAAAATGGAAATGGTAGTAGAAGTACAGACGAACAAGATAAGACATATGAGAACGAACACGAAAGAGATTACTCACCGATGGTACATCTTTCAATTAGAGAGTATGATAAGTTAAAAGAAAAGACAAAGTTTATTACAGACCCTACCTTGATTGGCTATATAGACAAGATAGAGTTTTTTGTAAAAGAAATAAGAAAACACATAGTTAGAACGGATATAAAATGAGTCTAGCAACATTTGGACAATTGTTTTCAACCGCTAAATCTAAAAGAAAATTAAAGATTAATGTTTCAGACGGTAAAGAGTTTAAAGTAGAGAAAGAAGGATTATCTTTTAAGAAGATTTTTAAATCAGCTCAAAATACAGCACCTAAAGGTACTAAAGAATTGAAGGTTGAATATACAAATAGAAAAGGTACTATCATAGACCGTTGGGTTAAAGTTCCTATGGGTCGTAGTAAGAAGAATAGATAATGACAGATAAAGTAATAATAGTAAAAGTGTTAAATGAGTGATGGAAAAATAGAAAAGTTTTATGATAAAGCATTTAAATTAGCTTGTGAAGTAGAACCTGAATTGGTTGCAGGTGTTTATATGGCACAAGCATTAAGATTTTATAAATCATTTTTAAATGATGATGAGTATAATGATATGGTTGATACTATTTCTGAAAGTAGAGATAAGATTAAACCATTTTTAGACAAAGGAACATTACATTAATGATTATCGTAGATATGCACCAAGTATTGATTAGCAATATAATGGTACAACTTACAATGAAAAATTGGAAAGGTGGTACCAAAGAAATAGGAGTTGTTAATAAAGAAATGGTAAGGCATATGTGTTGCAATTCATTAAGAGGTTATGTTAGAAAATTTAGTAACGAATATGGTAAAGATAATCTAGTACTTGCTTGTGATAGTGCAGACCCTTGGAGAAGAGATTTCTTTCCGAACTACAAATGGAGTAGAAGAAAAGGTAGAGAGGAAGATAAAAACAATTGGGATGTAATGTTCAAACTAATTTTAGAAGTACAGAATGAGATTGCAGAAAACTTACCATACAAAGTAGTTGTTGTAGACAACGCAGAAGCAGATGATATAATTGCTGTGATTATAAGTCTACAAGAGGAGGATAAATACCTTATAGTATCGGCTGATAAGGACTTTAAACAACTACATAGGTTTAAAAATGTGTTTCAGTACTCTCCAATTCAAAAGATAATGGTAGAGGAACACAATCCGAAAAGATTTTTACACGAGCAGATTATTAAAGGTGACCGAAGTGATGGAGTTCCGAATATTCTGTCTCCTGATGATGTGTTTATTACAAAGACGAAACAAAGTCCCATTACAAAAAAGAAGTTAGAGGAGTGGGCTGAGGTTGATAATATACCTTTGGGAAGTGAGACCAAGAAGTATTATAATAGGAACAAGAAACTGATAGATTTGACTATGATACCACAATCACTAGAAAATTCTATTATAAATAGATACAAGACTTGTAAAGTCCCTAGTAGGTCCAAACTACTACCGTATTTTATGAGCTATAAACTTAAATCACTAATTGAAAACATTAATGATTTTTAATATTGCAATATAAAGAGGAAAACTGAAATGGCTGAAAATACTAAATGGAATCAAGCATTGGCAAATCCTGCTTTAAGACAAGCAGCACAAACAGCGTCATCTATGATGTTGACTTTCCACGAAATCTTAACTAAAGTAAACAACGCAAAAGACAAATCTAAAAAGATTGAAATTTTAAGACAACACGATAGTGCTGGATTAAGACAGGTCTTAAAAGGTGCGTTTGACCCCAAAATAGAGTGGGAACTACCAGAAGGTAGACCACCATATATTGAGAACGAAGCGCCTGTTGGTACAGAACATACTTACCTATACACAGAATCTAAAAGATTATGGCATTTTGTTAAAGGTGCAGACAGGAATTTAACTAAAGTTAAAAAAGAAACACTTTTCATACAAATGTTAGAAGGACTTGAAGCAAATGAGGCGAAACTATTAGTTGCTGTTAAGGATAAGAATCTTAACAATACCTACAAAGGGTTAACTTCCGCAGTTGTGAAAGAAGCATTTAACTGGAATGATGATTTTGTCAAAATTGAGACATAAGAATTAATGTTTTTAGGGGGTTTTTATCACAAAATCCCCATATTTTCCCCAAAAATAGGCAAAGATTTCGCTTGACAAGGGTACGACTTTATGATAGAATAAATATATTAACAATGAAGAAAGGTATATTATGTTTAATTTGATTAAGACATTTATTGGTATATGTGTGTTTATTTGGTTAGTTGGTGTCGGTTTACACTTGACAATGCAAATTGCTAAAGCAGATGATTATACAACTGCTACAACGGCTCATATCATAACACAAACGGTTATAAAAGATGGTGACATAGACCATAAGAAAGTCTTGTCTTCTGAATTGGAAAGATTAATCCATAGGTTGGCAATAGATTTGACTTTTGTAATGCAGGAACACTTACCAGAGATTTTGGAAGGTATTGCTGCTGAAATAAGAGTAAACAAGATTGATAAAATATATAAAGAAAGTCAAACTAATTAAGGGAGGCTTATGGAAAACTTTGTTTATGCGATTGCAGATACTTTACAATTGATGTATAGTATTATGCCGAAGGAAGTATGGATTATAATATTTGCTTGTGTTATATTATATTTGCATTTAGAATATTCAGACTGGAAAAGAAACAGAAAAAAATAATAGGAGAGAGAAGGTGACAAGTTTAAAACCTAAATCAGTTAGGTATGCAACACTTAAAAAAAGAGTTAAACACGAATATCAACATACTAGTAAGTATACGACAACTTACAAGGATATTAAGAAGGTGTTTATTTGGATAAATGAGGCAATTTTTGATAATGAACTACAACCTTTCAATGATGTACTTCTTAAAGATTTAAGAAATCAGAAATGTTTTGGACAGGTTACACAATGGGAATGGAAAAGAAAGGGAACAACTGCCTTTCATCTGGAAATGTGTAGACACTATAGAAATAAAAAGGAATTTATTGATACTTTAGGACACGAAATGGTCCATCTGTATCAGATGACAAGAGGAGATAGTGGGAATCACAATAAGTTGTTTTATTCATTTAAAGGTAAGATGAATAGAGCAGGAATTGATATGATTTAATTATTTATATTATGATGTTAAAAAATAATGGGAAATTGAAGATAAGAGTTAAGAACAAAATTGATAATGGCATATCGTCCATACGAAAATGGACAAAAAGATTATTAGGAATTAGTTTAATACTTAGCCTAACCTACCTTTGGGGAACTTTTTATCCCAACAAATACACCCAACATATAAATGAAAAAGAATACGAATTAAAGTATTTGGAGAAACTTAAAGAATTAGATTTAAGAGAACCTGCCTTTGAATATAATAACAAAATGCAATTTGTTAGGGCAGTACATAAATGTGTAGATTATTTAAATTTCACAACAGCAGA